GGTCATTTTCTGATTTGCGGGTTTTACACCGCACTGAAGATAAATCACATCGTCAACGCAGAACCACTCCACAGGGCCATACAGGATTGCTGAGAAATCAATGCCCAGCCAGAACAACAGGGCATCGGTTCTGGCATACGTGACGGGCGAATATTCACGCCACAGACTGTTCAGTTCGTCAGAGGCAGTGCGCAGGGCTTTGGGAATGCGCGATGTGCGCGGCGTGCAGCTCCAGCCATTCGACGCAGTCGGTTTTCGCCATAAATCACGATGAAAAGGATATTTGTCATTCGTAAAACGCAGCCCCTTAAAACAAAAACCGCTGATACCGGATACAAATACCGACCGGCACTCAACATTCAGCACGGCCTCAAGGCGTTTTGCCTCATCCTTAACTTGCTGGCAGTCCTGCTGATATTTTTGCCACGCAGCCAGCGCGGAAGGGTTCGATGTTTTAAAGAACATTACGCCACCTCCGCAGATATCCCGGCAGGCGCTGCCGTCCGGTCAACAATCAGGTAACGCAGAACATGTTCGGTGATATTCCAGCCGCTTAAACCGCAGATAATGGTCCCCAGGCGAATGTCGATATACGCCATCACAAACTGGGGCACACCTTCTTTCATTGCCTGCTCATCAACTTCAGCCACCACATAAACGGTTTCACAGGTCAGAACGCCCTGCGCAAATTCCCACGCCATCGACGGAATATCATGCCCTTCAACCCACGGCAGGGATTTTCTGAAGCTGCACCACTGAACATCATCAGCCACAGACTCCTGGCGGCATTTGCGACGAACCGGCTGTACCGGGCGGGGACGCGGAATATCATAAAAACCGTTACATTCTGTCAGCACACCGGCATCAACCGCATCACGCAGAAAATAGACCATCGAGGATGGCGGCATATTCATTCTTTGAGCCAGAACGCCGCAGGTCAGACGCCCGTAAATGCTCAGCCAGTTTTTAACCCCTTCAAGCACTTTTGCATCTATCATGAATTATTCCTCCGTCAGCGCCACATATTCAGAATGTTTAATTTCCTGACATTCTTCAGGAATACGCCCGTTTATTTCCCTGCCATAAGCACCTACTTTAAACACCACGCACAGGGCATCACGGGAGAGAGACGGGGTCCACCAGGAGTCTGTGTTAAACATGGAGGGGATTCTCATTACCCCCAGCTTTTCACAGAGCCAGACAAGGAAATCAGGACGCTTTCTTAACTCGCGTTCAGCGGCTTCAATCATTGCGGCAATCGCCGCTCCTTCAGGGCATGACTCATCAGGTCTGGCTATAAAGCACTGTCCACCACCGATAAAAGCCACATCATCGCGCTTACACCAGCCCGCAGGCAGAGCACCGGAAAAATAAAACTCACTGATTACGTCCATGGCGAACGGCTTTAAGCGCAATCCGGTAGCGCCTGTATTTTTCAGTAACGCCCGAAGAATACTGTTGCGTAGCGGTAAAACAGTCTGTTGATATTTGGTGAAATATTTATTTGTCTGCACACAGTCTAATTTGAAATAAAAATATGCCATATTTCCTGTTCCTTATTTTCAGTTTACAGGCGCAGGCAGTCCCCTGACGCGAGCGCCATAATTAAAATGAAGTGATATTTAAAGATTTAATGCGGTGTTATTTGTTCAGTCCGGCGTCCTGTTCAAAAGGCTCGACATAAAAACTTTCAGCGCCTTTATTCACCTTAATACCGGCAATGTCTTTCACCGCATCCGGCTCCGCCAGGACAGCTTGCTTATTCACTTCCTCTTTCGTGCGGATGAAGCGCTCAAGGCCCATACGGCGCAGCATTTCAATCACGCCTTCCACATCACGGCTGACGCTGCATGATGGCGTTCCCAGCCGCCATGACACCGTTCCGGTGGTCAGATTGGCTGTTTTGGTTTCACCGCCGTTCGTCAGCTCATTGCGGTTGGTTTTACACCAGTCCTGAATCCCTTTAAAAAGCACTTTGATTTCTTTTTTAAGGTTTTCAATCTGCGGCGTATAACGGGCGGTAATTTCTGCCACTTCGTCATTCATCGCTGTTTCCAGGCGCAGCGCCTCACGCTGCATATCCCCAAAGCGTCGGATATCGCGGCTGACTTCTTCGCGGGTCTGTGGTGCGGCCTCGGCTGCGGCCTTTAATTTTGTAACGCGTTTAGCCATTTTGTTTTTCCTTATTGCAGTGTGCCTGATGCTTTATGCACGCGGTGGCGTTTAATGATGGCATCCGCTCCAAAATCCTGTGCAGATGCCTGAAATTCCGCTGAGAGGAAATGAATAATTGCAGGACTGTGATACTGGAGAATACTTGCATAAACATCACAGAGTGACGTCGGGCTGTTCTCCGTATCACGTTCTGTTTTCACATCCACACCAATCTTTTCATGCACTTCAACACAGTCATTGCCTGCCAGCTTTTCGTCATGCGAAACATGCTCAAATTCAAAAATAACGCGTACTTTGCTCATGGAATTACCCCTGCTGATTAAATTCATTACCTTTAATAACCCCGGAACTCATGTTCATATCTTTCATGAGCGCTCTGGCTTTCATTGCCACAAGTTCAGCAAAGTCTCTGCTTTCCGCGAGCATAACCACCCCAAAAATCATGGCGGGTCCATCACCTTTCTGCTTTATCCCGGTTGAACGTATGCCCAGACTTACCCCCATGTGCACTGTTTCATCAGCGTTTTTATGGATAACGTGCTCCTTGTATTCGAAAATAATGCGTACAACTTTACTCATCCTCTGGTCCTCGTTCTGTTTGGATAACTGACCCGGCGTCTGACCTCACGGCAGAACCGAATCATGGCATTAAAGGCTTCTTCCTCCGTCACCGCTTCCGGTATCCCCGGAACCAGTAACTGCTCCTGTTCATCACGTCCATGACGCGCCATAACCTCAATCACATGCCGTACTGTGGCAGGCTTTCCGGCAACTATCGGCAATGCACCTTCCGGCAGGACGTAACCAAACTCAATGAGACCGCTCGACCACGCCCACGCAATCAGATTTCGTTTCATCTCACACCTCCCAGTAAACCGTGCATCCGCTTATGCGGGTGGCCTTCACACGGCGGCGCAGGCCGTTGGTCTGTATGGTGATTTCAATTTCACCGGTTCCCTGCACGTTGCCTACCGGCGGCGTGGTTTTCAGTGCAAAACGTTGTGGGTAGCGCTTACTGCGTTCCAGTACCGCACCGGCAAGTTCGGTCAGACGGCGCGCGCTGTTCAGGGAGTCGAATAAATTCATTTTGTTACCGCAGGATTGCATATTCATATAACACCTCGTTTAGCTGATTCGTTTTGCACCGATAAAACGACAAATATTGCTGTAAGCTTCTTTCGCACCTTCACGATCAAGTCCTGCCGATATTGCCATTCTGGTGCGATCATTAAATTCAAAAAGTAAATCGCCACATTCTTCACTGTCAGACACGGAGACTGCTTTGACGTTATCGAAATTCACCAGGTGAAAGCGTCCGTAAATATCAGGAATATTAAATATCACCATAATCACACCTGTGAGAGTAATTCAGGGTTGGTATAAACCTCTTTAAAGGCCGCATTAATATGTTTTTCTGTCAGCGCCGCGCCTTCACCGCTGGCGGTGAGCCACGCCTGGTTAAGCGTATGTGTCAGAACGCGTAACGCTCCCGGCTTTTCAGCGATAGCCTGCATGACGGCCAGCTCGGCCTCACCACTGATACCCCATGCCCTGGCAATGGCCAGCACATCCGCCTTTTTGGCCTTGCGAAGTTGTTTTGTACGGGCAAGACGGCTGAACAGGCGCGATAAATCATCAAAGGCGCGGCGTCCACCTTTAAACAATCCGCGCGGGTTACCAATAAGCACCATCCCGATCCCCGTGGCGTCCTGAATTGCCCGGAGTTGCTCCAGACCGTCAATACCAAGATGATCCGCCTCATCCACAATCACCAGTCCACGCGTTCCCATCAGGCGACGGCGGATGGCGCGGGATAATGCCCCTTTGTTCGCGCGGGTGTAATCAATCCCCAGCGCATCGGCCAGCTCCAGCAGACACTCCGTGACGCTGGAGTGCGCGGGTGACAGGGTGATCATCCAGGTGTTTGGTTGCTCCTGGCAGTAATTACGGGCAGTGGCCGTTTTACCCACACCCGGTACGCCCACAATAACGTTAATACAGCCCATCAGGCGAACCGCCTGAAACAGTGCGCGCAGCTCCTGGACTGTCTGAGTTTCCACAAACTGCGGCGGTTCCGGCAGTGCGCTTTGTTTATTCCAGTTCTCATACCAGGAGCGCAGGGAAGCAGCCACAGCAGCGTTATCGCCTTTATATTTTCCCTTACGGAAAGCCGATAATGTGCCGTCGGAAATTCCCGCCTCTCTGGCGATGGCATACTGCGTCAGTACGCCGCCATCAATAAGTTCATCAATGGTCTTGATTACATCGTTAATATCGGTCATATTATTCACCTCGCTTGAGACAGCATTCTCCGAGACTGAAACCTCAAATAACCTGAGTCACCCCTCGGGTTATTTTTTTATTTCAGGCCAGCGGATCACTTTCTTTTAATTTCGCTTCGAGCAGTTGCAATCCCCGCTGGAAATTACGCTCGTATTCTTCATCAGGTTCATCGTCAGCGACCGGTTGCTGAACGGTCACCGTATTACCCACAGGGCGGTATATGTTTTCCAGCCAGGGCTCCTGCGGCTTGTGCTCCAGCACGTTGACAACCTCATCCTCGGCATCACGGATTTTTTCCTCTGCGCGTTTACGCATGCCTTTAAGGCGCTGCTGCTGTTTGTAGTATTCCGCGCTGACAGGGAAGGCTTCGCGTTTATTGCCGTCCCATACCGCCTCGCAAATCACGCTGCCATCCGGGCGGCGCACGGTAATTCGTTCGGCATCATGAATGTCATAGCTGATAAGTACCTTACGGCCATGCTCGTCACGCAGCTCGGGCGCGTAGTAAATATTATTCAGCCAGCGTATTTCACAGCGTCTTACAGGGCGCTCCACCATCGGCCGGAACATATCCCGCAGTTCAACATCGGACAGCCATTCAATTTCCGTGTCCTCTTCCGCCAGGCGTTTTTTTCTGAACTCCGCCGGGCTGTAATGTTTACCGTTCGGCTTCATGGGTAATTCATCGTGCGGCCGGTTGTTGTACCACTCAACACCGTCACGAATGGCATCAATCAGTTCAGACCAGGACGGTAAATCACGCATCGCTGACTGCTGCCGGGCGTTCAGCCGTTTGCCCTGTTGCAGGGCACTGAATGCCGAGCGTAAATCGCGGTTGGTTTTACGTAACGTCTCGCGATCTGCTCCTTTCCCGAAATAGGTGCGGTATTTACGGGCTATGCGCATCGGTAATGTGCGGTTAAGCCGTTCGATAATGCCCCGTCCCTGCGGATTACCGGCAATCCCTGTCGGGTGATTAATCCCCAGTCGTGGCAGTATCCCCACAATCTCCTTATCCAGGACGTCGGCGGTTTCCCCGGAGCCATTATCCGAGTAATACAGAAACGGTTTGCCATGATGGCGAATACCGTGCTGTATGGCACCGGCTACGGCGAAAACATTTTCAGCCAGGTCAAGGCTCCAGCCCACCACAAAGCGCGTGCCACCGTCGATAACAAAGGTCACTTCCGGTGCGAATGGCCGCCCGTGAACCGGGTGCGCGCATTTCAGCTTCATGCCGTGACCGTCACCAATCCAGACATAATTCACCGGCATTTTTGACCAGTCGCGGCGCGTGAATCCCTCAAGCTGGCGGTATTCACTGCCGGTAACCCGTCCTTTTTGTTTCACCACTTCCGGCAGTTTCTTCATTGCGCGGCGAATGGTGTCATAAGACGGCATGATATCGAGCATATAAGGCTCATCAGCGTGCCGGTGCTGCCATTCGGCAACAAAATCCTCGTAAGCCTCGGTCATTGGTCGGCCGTTTGACTGGCGATACTGCGCCAGAAATTCGGGCAACCAGTTAATATCTTCGGCTTTTATTTCCTGGCGTTTACCTGGTGCCAGCAAAAGCAGGCGTTCAGCAGCGTTCTGTGCCTTATTAAAGGCCGCAATCCAGCGTTTCAGCGTGATTTCACTCAACACGCGACTGTTTCCCTTTCTGGCGTTCGCTATCTCAACCATTGCCACAATGCGCTCATCCAGTTGCGAGTGTGACAGGCGGTCAACGATGAACCGGATAGCTTTAGCGCAGCTGAAACCGGGTTGTTGCGTGAATTTCAGCACCTCACTGACGATCGCAATGCGTGCGTCTGCCACCTGGCGCTGGTTTTCAGTCAGGGCATTGAGGCGTTCGACCATCAGTTGTGGTGATCCGCGATATGCCTCCACCGCATCAACCACGGCAGACGAGCGTCTGGCCTTTGTCACCACCGGAGCCGGTGATTCATCGGCTTTTTGCGTCATCAGTTGCAGGGCATAACGTTCGCGTAATGCCTGCTGTGTCACTTCAGGTAAACAGTCAATGCTGTATTCAAAACCTTTAGCGCCTTTCTTGCGGCGTCTGCTGGTTTCGCTGGTTGCATACTTCCTGATTGAATAGCGAACGCCTTGCTCCGTTCCCGGCATCCCCGGTAATCCAACCAGTTCTTTGACTGAAGCAAACATAATTACGCGACCTTACGAATGTAGCGGCTGGGCCAAATCTCCTCGGGCGGCACCCCCAGGCATTCCGCGATAATCCCCTCATACTTGGGAACATGGCGGTATACCGCGTTGTACAGATTGTTCTGACCCACGCCAGCTTTACGGGCCAGCGCCCTCATGCTTCCTTCTCTGGCTCTGACTTCCCCCAAAATTCTTTGAGGATGCCAATCAGGCTTAACTTCATTTCTCGCCATGATTCATCTATCCTAAAAAGTTACGAAATTTGATAACTAAACTTAGTTATCAAATTTGATATAAGTATTGATCCACTTCTGCTTCATGTAAAGCAAAAAAACATCTTTCTTTTGTCTATTGTGGATCAATGGTTGCTGACAACACTAAAAGTTAATAATTTCAAATTGATAGGAAGAAAAGAAAATGAACAAGCAAACAACAACATCTCTTTCTTTTCCTGGTGGTAGAAAAGAAAGCATTGCTGAGCGTCTGAAAAGGCTGATTGGCTCCCGCAGCGTCAGAGCTGCAGCAAGAGATTGGGGGCTTTCATTTTCAACACTAAACAATTATCTGTCTCGTGGCACTGAGCCATCCTTAAGTGTCGCCCTTCAGATTGCGTCTATCGAAGGAGTAAGTGTTGAGTGGCTATGTGGATTCAGTGATGCATCACAAGTGAATCGTTGTGAGATCAAGGAAAATCAAGATGAAAGCAAGAAGATAATTATGACGATTATCAGCGCACTTGATGAAAAAGACTTAGAGCAGCTATCGAAAAATTTGGTTCTGAATGGAGCCAAGTACTTAGCTCGGTTGTTAGAGCCTGAAAATCAAGATCTAATCCGCTTAGAAGGAAGGAAAAGAATAGCTGCATTACAGCTTGAAGGTATGTCTGACGAACGCGTCAGAGAGATTTTGGAAGAAACTGAGAGAAGTCGCAAATCTAACGCGGTAGAACCAAAAGCGGGTTAATAGCATTAGCCCGCATTTTGCACTATATCGAGTATTTCGCATTGTTTGGAACGCCTTAAAAGACTAAAACCACAGTATCAAATGAGTTGCCGATTTTATAATAAATGACTAATTATTGCACAATCGGTATCAAATAGACCTTATCCGCACATCTAGCCATCACCTGTTTTATTTCAGTATCTTACAGGTGATTTCACCTCCTTTCACTAAAACCCTTGTCGGTATCAAATGATTCACCTGGTTATATAAGGATGGAAGAGAATATCTGTTCCACGAATCAGCGGTAAAGGTTGACTTAAATCGACCAGTAACAGGTAGCCTTTTGAAGAGGATCAGAAATGGGAAGAAGGCGAAGTCATGAGCGCCGGGATTTACCCCCTAACCTTTATATAAGAAACAATGGATATTACTGCTACAGGGACCCAAGGACGGGTAAAGAGTTTGGATTAGGCCGAGACAGGCGAATCGCAATCACTGAAGCTATACAGGCCAACATTGAGTTATTTTCAGGACACAAACACAAGCCTCTGACAGCGAGAATCAACAGTGATAATTCCGTTACGTTACATTCATGGCTTGATCGCTACGAAAAAATCCTGGCCAGCAGAGGAATCAAGCAGAAGACACTCATAAATTACATGAGCAAAATTAAAGCAATAAGGAGGGGTCTGCCTGATGCTCCACTTGAAGACATCACCACAAAAGAAATTGCGGCAATGCTCAATGGATACATAGACGAGGGAAAGGCGGCATCAGCCAAGTTAATCAGATCAACACTGAGCGATGCATTCCGAGAGGCTATGGCTGAAGGCCATATAACAACAAACCCGGTCGCAGCCACTCGCGCTGCAAAATCAGAGGTAAGGAGATCAAGACTTACGGCTGACGAATACCTGAAAATTTATCAAGCAGCAGAATCATCACCATGTTGGCTTAGACTTGCAATGGAACTGGCTGTTGTTACCGGGCAGCGAGTTGGTGATTTATGCGAAATGAAGTGGTCTGATATCGTAGATGGATATCTTTATGTCGAGCAAAGCAAAACAGGCGTAAAAATTGCCATCCCAACAACATTGCATGTTGATGCTCTCGGGATATCAATGAAGGAAACACTTGATAAATGCAAAAAGATTCTTGGCGGAGAAACCATAATTGCATCTACTCGTCGTGAACCGCTTTCATCCGGCACAGTATCAAGGTATTTTATGCGCGCACGAAAAGCATCAGGTCTCTCCTTCGAAGGGGATCCGCCAACCTTTCACGAGTTGCGCAGTTTGTCTGCAAGACTCTATGAGAAGCAGATAAGCGATAAATTTGCTCAACATCTTCTCGGGCATAAGTCGGACACCATGGCATCACAGTATCGTGATGACAGAGGCAGGGAGTGGGACAAAATTGAAATCAAATAATGATTTTATTTTGACTGATAGTGACCTGTTCGTTGCAACAAATTGATAAGCAATGCTTTTTTATAATGCCAACTTAGTATAAAAAAGCAGGCTTCAACGGATTCATTTTTCTATTTCATAGCCCGGAGCAACCTGTGAACACATTTTCAGTTTCCCGTCTGGCGCTGGCATTGGCTTTTGGCGTGACGCTGACCGCCTGTAGCTCAACCCCGCCCGATCAACGTCCTTCTGATCAAACCGCGCCTGGTACCTCTTCTCGCCCGATTCTGTCGGCAAAAGAAGCGCAGAATTTCGATGCTCAACACTATTTTGCATCCCTGACACCAGGTGCTGCAGCGTGGAATCCTTCCCCGATTACCCTGCCTGCGCAACCTGACTTTGTTGTCGGCCCGGCGGGCACTCAAGGTGTAACGCATACCACGATTCAGGCGGCGGTAGATGCGGCAATTATCAAGCGTACCAACAAGCGCCAGTATATTGCCGTGATGCCTGGTGAGTATCAGGGAACGGTATATGTCCCTGCCGCTCCGGGTGGAATTACTCTGTACGGTACAGGTGAAAAACCGATTGATGTGAAGATTGGGCTTTCCCTTGATGGTGGCATGAGCCCTGCCGACTGGCGTCACGACGTCAACCCGCGCGGCAAATATATGCCAGGTAAACCAGCGTGGTATATGTACGATAGCTGCCAGAGCAAACGCAGCGACAGTATCGGTGTTCTCTGCTCTGCGGTCTTCTGGTCACAAAACAATGGCCTGCAACTGCAAAATCTGACCATCGAAAACACGCTGGGCGATAGCGTAGATGCAGGTAACCATCCGGCGGTGGCACTGCGTACTGATGGTGACCAGGTACAGATTAACAACGTTAACATTCTCGGTCGTCAGAACACCTTCTTTGTCACCAACAGCGGTGTGCAGAACCGTCTGGAAACAAATCGTCAGCCGCGTACGCTGGTGACCAACAGCTACATTGAAGGGGATGTGGATATCGTTTCTGGTCGCGGCGCAGTGGTGTTCGATAACACCGAATTCCGCGTGGTGAACTCACGTACTCAGCAAGAAGCGTATGTGTTTGCACCGGCTACGCTGTCCAACATTTACTACGGTTTCCTCGCCGTAAACAGCCGTTTCAATGCTTTCGGTGATGGTGTGGCGCAACTGGGCCGCTCGCTGGATGTTGATGCCAATACCAACGGTCAGGTGGTGATCCGTGATAGCGCCATCAACGAAGGTTTTAACACGGCTAAACCGTGGGCCGATGCGGTGATCTCTAATCGTCCGTTTGCGGGTAATACCGGCAGCGTAGATGATAACGACGAAATACAGCGCAATCTGAATGACACTAACTACAACCGCATGTGGGAATACAATAACCGCGGCGTGGGTAGTAAAGTGGTTGCAGAGGCGAAGAAGTAAGAGCAATTAACTATTTGCCGGATGCGGCGTAAACGCCTTATCCGGCCTACGGTTCGATGCGATTTGTAGGTCGGATAAGATGCGCAAGCATCGCATCCGACAATAAGTGCCGGATGCTGCGAAAATGCCTTATCTGGCCTACAGATTCGATGCGATTCGTAGGTCGGATAAGATGCGCAAGCATCGCATCCGACAATAAGTGCCGAATGCGACCTACATTCACATGGCGCTTTTTACATCTGACGGTTTTTATTGAAGTTAATCAAACTACCCGCCTTGATAATCTCGCGCTCTTCAGCAGTCAGACTTTCCATATAGAGCGTAATTTCCGTTACCGGCGCATCTTCATGGATCACATAACCTTTAAACGTCGTACCCGGATTATCCAGCGCCGCTTTAATGCCAGGGATGTAAATGTAATCCCCCACTTCAAAGGTTGGTACTTCCGCCATTTGCAGCGGTAACATCCCCCAGTTGATGACGTTAGAACGATAGCGTTTAGTCGCGTACTCCTCGGCAATATTCGCCAGACCGCCAATCACACGCTGGCAGCTCGCCGCCTGTTCACGCGCAGAACCATCGCCTGGTTTCACCGCATAGACCATGCTGCCAATTTCAGTTTGCAGCGGATCAATATGCTCCTGACCAGCAATCTGCTTAATGCGCGCAAACACCTCTGTCAGCTCGCTGACATTCCCCGCCAGACGCTGATTTTCCAGCTCAGCAGTCGCTTTACTTCTGCTAACATAACCGGGATCGCGGCGAGACAGGGTAAACTCCGCCAGACCAATCGGATTTGAACGATAAGAAGAGGTTTCACCGGAAGGAATCAGTTCGTCGGTGGTGGTCACTTCGTCGAGGATCTTCGAGCACACTTTCAGGACGATATTGTCAGTCAGCGCACCCAATTCCGGCCAGTCTTTAATGTTCGGCCCGTAAATCAGCGGTTGCTGAGTTGCCCCTTTCACAAAGCCCTGATAAACACGGTTTTTATACGGCGTTACATCGAAGGCGTACTCCGGCACGTTGTCCCAGCAATCAAGTTCGCTGGCAGAGGTTAAATAGCCACCGTTTGCCGCAGTCGCAGCGATAGAACGAGCGTCCATCAACGCCACCGCTGACATCTGCCCATTAGCTGGCTTAGAGCCTTCGCGGTTCGGGAAGTTACGCGTGGTGTGGCGAATACTCAAACCGTTGTTGATTGGCGTATCGCCCGCGCCAAAGCATGGGCCGCAGAACGCGGTTCTGATGATTGCGCCTGCGCCAATCAAATCTGCTACCACACCTTTTTTGGCGAGATCCATAAACACCGGCTGTGATGACGGGTAAACTGCCAGCGAGAAGGTGTCATTGCCACAGGATTGACCGCGCAGTGCATTCGCCGCCGCGATGACGTTTTCGTAGTTACCGCCAGAACAGCCCGCGATAATCCCCTGCTGCACTTTCAGGCGACCATTTTCCACTTTATCCAGCAGCGAGAGTTTGGCTTTACCGTGCGCCACGCGTTCGGACTCAATTTCAATCTCACGCAGAATGTCGGTCAGGTTCTGGTTCAGTGTGTCGATTTCATACACGTTGCTCGGGTGGAACGGCAGCGCAATCATTGGTTTGATGGCGCTTAAATCAACGCTGATGCAGCCATCGTAGTACGCCATCGGTTGAGGGTTAAGCTGGCAGTAATCCTGGCCGCGACCGTGCAGCGCCAGCCAGTTATGGACTTCTTCATCGGTTTGCCAGACAGAACTTAAACAGGTCGTTTCAGTGGTCATCACGTCAACGCTGTTACGGAAATCGGTAGAGAGCGCGCTAACGCCCGGTCCAACGAACTCCATGACTTTGTTTTTGACGTAACCGTTTTTGAACACCGCGCCAATGATAGCCAGCGCCACATCCTGTGGCCCCACATACGGCGCAGGTTTTCCGGTCAGATGCACCGCAACCACGCCCGGATAGTCGATATCCCAGGTGTCATTAAGCAGCTGTTTTACCAACTCACCGCCGCCCTCACCGACTGCCATTGTCCCTAATGCACCGTAACGGGTGTGGCTGTCTGACCCGAGGATCATTTTGCCGCCGCCTGCCATCATCTCACGCATATATTGATGGATGACCGCAATATGCGGAGGCACAAAAATACCGCCATAACGCTGGGCCGCCGATAAACCAAAAACATGGTCATCACCGTTAATAGTGCCGCCGACGGCGCAGAGTGAGTTATGGCAGTTGGTCAGCACATACGGCAGCGGGAAACGTTCCATACCGGACGCTTTAGCGGTCTGTACAATACCAACAAAGGTAATATCGTGAGAGGCTAATGAATCAAACTTAATTTTAAGTTTATCCATATTTCCGGACGTATTATGCGAAGAGAGAATAGACCAGGCAATAGTGCCTTTTTTGGCTTCTTCTTTTTTAATTTCGCCGGTGAAATGTTCTTCGGCAATTATTTCGTTATTACTGGCGAGAAACACGCCTTTTTCAGATAACTTGATCATCAAATGCTCCAGATATCTGCGCACCGTGAAGTGCGCAGAAAGATAATAAATGGATATACTCTAAATAATTCGAGTTGCAGGAAGGCGACAAGCGAGTGAATCCCCAGGAGCTTACATAAGTAAGTGACTGGGGTGAGCGAACGCAGACGCAGCACATGCAACTTGAAGTATGACGAGAATATTTACAGCATGTTCCAGCCGATCAGCATATTCCACCACCACACGCCGAGGGTGATATGCACCAGGAAGGTTAATATCGTCAGTACCGCACCGACCAACCACCAGGATTTAATATCGTTATAACCCACGCCAAAGATGACCGGACCTGCCGCGCCGCCATAGTGAGTAACCATGCCGCCATAGGAGTTGGAGAACAACAGTGCCAGCGCGGTTAACATTAACGGTGCGCCGGAGACGTTCGCCAGCATGGCAAATACCGGTAACATAGCAACGATATAGGCACTACCGGAAGCGAAGAAATAACGCACGATAATGCTGAGGAAAATAATAACGAAGAAAGCAACGTTACCGTGACCATCAAATGCCAGGTTATTTTTAAAGACTTCAGCTAACCATTCGAAGAATTTAACTTTCGATAATAAGGAGCTTAAGCCGATAATACCGCCGTACCAGATTAAGGTATTCCAGCCGCCTTTATTTTTAACCACGTCTTCCCAGGTAACGATACCCAGCAGCAGCATGGTTGCCATAACAACGATTGCCACGGTGGATTCATCAACCCCCAGAGACTTACTGAAAATCCAGCCCAGCAGCGCCAGCACAAAGACACCGAGCAGCATTTTTTCGCGGATTTTCATCGGTCCTAGTTCGGCAAGGCCCGCTTTAGCGATGGTTTTGTTATCCACCTTCTTAATTTCTGGTGGATACATGGTGTAAATCACCAGCGGGGTGACCAGCAGCATAATGATGCCCGGCAATCCGGCTGCCAGCGCCCATCCACCCCAGCTAATTTGCAGGTGCAGAATGTCGTTGATCATTTTCAGCGCCAGAATGTTCCCCGCCATTGCGGTAAAGAACATATAGCTGGTGGTTTTGGTGACCATGTAAATGGACATCATCAGGTAATGTCCGACACGACGCGGACTTTTTTCCGGTTCGGACCCCAAAGCCACCGCCACGCTGTTGATGATCGGTAACACAATGCCGCCCGCACGCGCGGTGTTAGACGGTGTTGCCGGAGCCAGTACCAGATCGAGGAATACCGTAACGTAACCCAGACCCAGCGTGGTGTTACCGATTTTACCAATCAGCAGATAGGCAATACGTTTACCTAAACCGGTGGTCACAAATGCGGCGCTTAAGGTAAACGCCGAGAACACCAGCCAGGTGGTACCTGAAGAGTAACCGCTTAATACGGCGGTGGTTTTAAACGCACCGTCGGATAAGTTACCGACCACCACCATTGAGGCAGCAACGGCAATTAACAGTACGACAGGTTCCGGGAAAGGCTTGATAACCAGCCCCACAATGGCCGCCAGGTAAATACCAAAAAGCACCCACGCCAGTTCGCTTAATCCTGCCGGAGCTGGCATAAAACCAATAATACATGGGATCGCTAATATCAGAATTAGCTTCCGGTAATGACTCCAACTTATTGATAGTGTTTTATGTTCAGATAATGCCCGATGACTTTGTCATGCAGCTCCACCGATTTTGAGAACGACAGCGACTTCCGTCCCAGCCGTGCCAGGTGCTGCCTCAGATTCAGGTTATGCCGCTCAATTCGCTGCGTATATCGCTTGCTGATTACGTGCAGCTTTCCCTTCAGGCGGGATTCATACAGCGGCCAGCCATCCGTCATCCATATCACCACGTCAAAGGGTGACAGCAGGCTCATAAGACGCCCCAGCGTCGCCATAGTGCGTTCACCGAATACGTGCGCAACAACCGTCTTCCGGAGCCTGTCATACGCGTAAAACAGCCAGCGCTGGCGCGATTTAGCCCCGACATAGCCCCACTGTTCGTCCATTTCCGCGCAGACGATGACGTCACTGCCCGGCTGTATGCGCGAGGTTACCGACTGCGGCCTGAGTTTTTTAAGTGACGTA